AGCTTGTTAGTAGCCTCCAGCTCCCTGTCTTGTAGCAAGATTTCGGGTTTCGTCAACATGATCTATTCCAGCAATAGCGGCGTAGCGGCACGTATCAATTGGGTCCTTCCATGCCTCTTTTAGACCGCCTTCTCCTGTATATTCAGCCAACGCTTGGATGATGTTCTCACACTCTGATGAGACATAGAAATGCGGTCGATTGACCGAATCTGCAGGTCTAGTGGTGTCCCATGACATCTTGCCAATAAGTGCCTGTAGTCCATCGTCGATGTCTAACCCTGGAGCTGGAATACAAACCATGCCGGCATCGTTCAAATCCTCGATAATAGAGGATGCTCCATCCGCTGACTGGTACTTGGCAGCTCCAAGCCGAGGGTCAATCAGTCTCTCAAAGATCTTCTCGTCACCCTCAAGCTCGGCAATTAAGTCCATGTAGTCACGGATACCAAAGCCCTGTCCTTTAGCCCCTTGTCCTGGCATCCACTTCCCACCCTTCCACTCAGCCCAGTCGCCTACATCGACACCCGGCCACTCACGATATACCCAAAATGTACCAGACGCATCCACAGCAATCCAAGCCATAAACCAATTCTTTGCACCCGCCGGGTCAATAATCTGATAGCGAGTAACATTCGTAGTTGGGATCTCTGATGGCTGGACAACATTGACTTCTTTATTGAACTTGGGAAACTTGGTGGCGTGGGACTTAACTGGAACCCCGTACGCGCGAATTAGGATCTCCTCCCGAGGCCTTCCAACTAGGGTCTCCTTGATTCGCTCGTAGCCACCGAAAGGGTTATCCTTGCTATGGAAGTAGTGGACGCTGGCATTGCGTTTTTTACTACGCTGGACATAGGGGACAAGTTCGCCGTTGAGCAGCTCAGCCTCGACGCTCTGGACGCTTGCAGCCCCATCTAAGTATTCCTTAATCACTTCCGTCCACCCATCAATCGGGGTGAATGTTACCAGCATCTTGGAGTTGCGGGTAGCAAGACGGAAGCGCAGGGTGTCAATAAGCTCGTTACCAAGAAGGTACTCGTCGAGCCATACGCCAATATTGTGCCACTGGGGGTCACGGCTACCAAGCTCCGCGCCTTCTAGGATAGTTGGGTTATTCTGATACTGAGAGTAGGTCTTAAAGATGATCTGTGAAGCATTAGGCAAAATCAACGAGTTATCCGTGAAACCGTTCTTTTTCGTGTACGAAATGTAGGCATTAGCCGAGGTTTGCTTTGTCCTCATCTCATGCGGCAACCAGTTCCACACCGCGCTTTGTTGCTGGCGGATGCTTACCTCTGAGGTCTGGGCAAAACAAAAGATCTCCGACTTTGGGTTTTCGATGGCAGCTTTGACAACACAGTAAGAACCCCACGCAGTTTTGCCGCTGCGATTCCCCCCGAGTGCTAGAACTTCAGAGACTTGCGCTAGTTGCTCTTCAGCTTTCTCCCAATGCGGAAGCCTAAACCCATAGCGGAATGGGTCTTTCTCAGCGTTCTCGATGGCCTCATGATAGATTCGATGAAGCTCAACGAGATCATCTGGCTCCATCAATGCTACCTCGTCATCGCTGGGAGGCTGAAGGATTGGATGTTTGCGCCACTGCATTACTTGGTTTTGTATGCGTCTGTCTCCATGAGGATGTCAACAATCCTGTAAACGCTGCCGCATTCCTTACACCCAAAGGTATCGTCCTCTGGAGGTAACGACCCTCTATTCCCGTCAACGAAATGAAGCTCTCGACGCTTCTTGCAATGCTTACATACGCCAATGAAGGGTTTGACGAACTTCTCCAGCACCACATTCCAAATCTTAGCGTTGAACTTCTCGGCTAGATACGAAGCGTAGCAAAGCGTATGGCACTTGTGCTGAACGCCGTCATGCTCGACCATGTAGTGGCGAACTAGATTTCCACCATCTTTGAGGTGGTCAGCGTATCTTGATTTTGGTTCTGGTATCATTCTACGATTTTGGCTTCTACCGCTTGTGTTTTGACTTTATTGGCAATCCTAGACTTGGCTTCCGCAATCATCTTAGCGGCATCATCAATAGACGGCCCCTTGCGATGCTCTACAATGGTACTAGCCATGCCAGAGAGCTGTCCAGCCTTATCGGTCATAATGCCAATAGTCAACGCCAATCGGTCTGGGGAGATAGCCTTAAGCTGGTCTGGATCACGGCTCAACTGCTCTGCCTTCTCAAACAACAGGTCGGTGTACTCAGCCGCAGCAATGGCGTATCGCTTAGAGAACTCCTTACGCTTTGACTCCAGCGTGTCGTTATGCCTCCACTCCAGCGCACGAACAGTCTCATGCGTCACCTTGCACTTCTTGGCAATAGCATTGATACGCCCACCCTGCGCCAGCATCCAGAGGATCTGTGCCGCCACATTCGGGTTGTAGTTCTCGATAGTATTCCGAGGAAATTGCTTAGCCCTTTCCTTGACCTCAAGGAAGAACTCTTTCATCGCCTCTTTACTATCAATCGCTGATAGGTCTTCGTCGCTCATTTGTTTCGGTCGCGTTCTTGCGACTGCCCACTTATAGCAAGAGAAATGCTTCTGGCAAGAGCTGGGTTGCGATATTCTTTACCAGTCCTGCGATAAGACTCGGAAATGCTCGGTGTTGCCAATCTGCGACTTGGCGCACCAATGCTTGACACTCTGCGTTTCGCTCCAGCTGCCCTAGCCTCGGCCTCCATTTGGGACATCAAATCGGCTTGGCTTGTGCCTGATACTGCTGTCGTTGCTTCTTGGCCAGTAGACGGACGAGAAATGCGTTGCTGTTTGAGAACATCAATGGCTTCCGCGAGCTTCTCGATGTTTCTGATGTCTCCTTCGAGCTTGTCGATAATGGCTTTGATGTCTTCATTATTTATGTTTTTCGATTGTTTTGCCCGATTCAAGGCTTTTTCTGTTCTGTCCCATGCTTGTAGTATCTGTTGATCGGTTACGCCACGAACATACTGTTGAAATTCTGGAGTCTCACGAACAATTTCCGACTTGCGGTTTTTGGATCTTTTAACGGAATTACCAAGTTCTGCAAGCTCAACGATCTTGTCGGTTGTATCGTCAATGTAGCCAAAGATGTCACGAAGTTCTTGCCTTGAGGTTTCTTCAAACTCTTTGATTAAGTTGTTCTTGTCAATAACTCGTTTGCCGGTAGGACTTACTCCAAGTTGCCTTGAACTCTGATCAGTAAAGTAACCAAACGGAAGCTCGTAAACAACACCATCAGCATCTTGCAGGACTGGCCTCCCACCATCATCCACAATAGTCCCAACGCGACCTTGGAATTCAACCTCGCTTCCGACTAGGTCTGAGATTGTTGGATCGACTGCCATAGGTGGCTCTTTCTGGAACGCCAATGGTTTAAACTTACCTTCCTGCTCGCTAATGTAAGCCCGGATGTCATTGGGCGTGATTGACCCACCCGCGCCAGAACCTTGTACTTTTGACAATGGCACTTTTGACCTTTTAGCCAACTCAGATGCAAGTCTTGTTGCCTTGGGTTTGCCTTGTGGCATGTAACGAATATCCCCGCTGCCCATATCAAACCGCTTACTCAACGGGATTACATTGCCAAAATTGTCGTAGGTGACGGGCGCTGCGGATTTGATTTGCGATGGATCAAAAACCACGATTACATCGTTGTCCGTAATCACAGAATCAGAGCTTCCAATATCAGATTTTTTAGTAAATCGACTTCCCCGAAACGGATTTTCGAGCTTTAAGAAGGCTCGAATTGTTTTAGCTTTGGATTTGTCCCCATCCACCAGCGCTCTCCCTGATGCGGTAGCTTCCGCAAGTTTTTGGTTCGTGTAAAACATTACTCGGCCACGGCGCATGTCAAACGTGTTGAATTCATCAACAGTGCCGTGCCAGCCTTCGGTTTTATACCCAGCATTCTTTGCCGCCTCATCTACCAAACGCTGCTGCACCTCGACATTACCAGACTCGACTGCCTTCATGTAGTCGGAATCCAACTTGCCTTGCGGCATCAACCTTACTTGCCCTTCTTGACCTTGACCTTGCCGCTGTGCAGTTCCTT